TGATGAAAAGTTACTTTATGGAGCAAAGCTAAACTATGAGGGTGATGTTGCACACACAGTGGCAACCTCTGATTTAGAAGAAATGGATGGTAATGTAAACTTTGGCAACACTACTTATGTAGATGGCGTCAAAATATTTGTTAATAATAAAGACTAAGGAGGAATTATGGCTAAGTATTACAATGCTAAAAATAAATACCGCAAGTCAGTTAACTCAAGAGGTTATTTAGATGGGTTAATAATTACGGGTGAAGAGTTAGCAAGTTATTTGTCAAGAAGAGATAAACCACCAAAGGTAACTTTGGACAGGCTTATGAATTTAGTAGAAAAAGCACAAAACTATGTTCATGTTTACAAATCTAAAAATGGCAAAGATTACCCAGTTACTGCACCAAGTAAAGTAGCTGAGCAAGAGCGCCAGCGTGAAAAATGTATTGCAAGGCTTTGGGAGTTATTTAGGGAAGTGCAAGAAGCAGAAATAATGCACGCCTCTAAAAAAGGTAAAGACGAAAGCTGGAACAATGCAAAGAAAACTGGCGGACACTGGGTTAGCGATCCATTGTATTTTTATGGTGATAACCTAGAGCATGTATTAGCCGATGAGTTACATGGCTATAAAGCACAAGGAAGAACTAAGGTTAGTAACTTAGATTCTTATGACAATAATGAAGGATATGGAGGTGAAGAATGAAACCATTAAACGCATTAGTAGTAGTTGTTGCAGTATTTGCTTTTTGCGCATTACAGATACAAAGAGCTAAAGCAGATGACATGGTAAGTATTTGGAAAGATGATGGCTCGTTGGTAAATATATACGGGGCTGAAGATGCTGGCTATGTTGTTAAAGGTGGTGACGATGGTACTAAAATTGAGTACTTTGTTAAACCTAAAGACGATGGCTCACCAACTTTTATATATGATGATGAGCTTATTATATGTACTAACACAGGCTGTTATTAGCTTGAAAATGACGCAGAAAAAACTGCAAAAATGGCTTGTGCAATCAATAGGTTGCACGAGTTTTTCTGAAAGAACCATTAGAGGTGATAGGGGGAATTATGATAGATGATGAAATTGAATTTGAGCAAATTGATGATTCAAACGCACAGCCAGACCAAAGTTTATGGGCGCATGAAACCTTAAACGAGTTTGAAGCATTAATTGATGCGTTAGGTATTGAATCAGTTATGTTTCTTATGTCGCAAGAGCATGAAACTATTTTAAAACATTACATAAAGGAGGGAGTTGACATTCAGCACAGGCGCAAGCAGTAGCAAGGGAAGTTTAGTTTTAAGCATTAATAGTAATAGTAATAGTAATATTAAGAGTAATATAAATAACTACGGAGGCACTATGAAAAAGAAATACGAACCAACTGTGTATTATTACACACACTTTATTGAATCATTTATTGCAGACACTGTGCATTTAGGTGTATTACATAAGTATGCTTTTCTAACGTTGATTTGGGAAGCACATAGAAAGAGAGGTGTAATAACACAAAGTCAGTTAGAAAGTTTATTAAAAAGAAATAAAGACATACCAATTGGTGTGTATTTGGAAATTATAGATGAGTTTTGGGATTACGATGATGATGACAGTATTAGTAATATTAAGGTTACATCAGACATGCAAGCAACAAAACTGCATAGAAACAAATCTAGCCAAGGTGGTAAAACATCCAGTTTAGACAAAATGATTGATTCAGACAAAAGGCAAGATGAATATAATCAAATACATGATGCGTACCCATCTAAAAGAAGAGTAGCTAGAAAGGAAGGTTTAGCTTTATATTGTAAGCAATTACAAGATGATAAAAGAATGACCTTTAAAAGAATAATGGAAGTGGTTAAAGGGTTTGATTGCCAACCACAATATTATCCAATGCTAGATACTTTACTTAGAGATACCCAAGGTAAGTATTGGAAAGTAGAGAAAGAATTATCTTCATATGATAAAAGTATGTGGGTACTTAATGGTGAACAATGGCTTCGTAAAAATGGCTATGATTGGAATGGCGATTTAACGGAGCGTAATAAATTACTTAAACAACATTATAAAGGAGATACAGTATGAAAGAGCTAATAGCAATACAGAATGAAATCAATGTGCCAAAAAACCAACGTAACAATTTTGGCAACTATAACTACCGCAGTTGTGAGGACATATTAGAGGCTGTTAAGCCTTTACTAAAAAAACACAACGCTTCAATCTTAATTACTGATGAAGTAAAAGAGGTTGCTGGCATACCTTATGTTGAGGCAGTAGCAGTATTTAAAGCTGGCGAAACAGAAGCACTTAGTGTTAAAGCACAAGCTGGTATTAACCCAAACCGCAAAGGTATGGACATAGCTCAAAGCTTTGGCTCAAGTAGCTCGTATGCTCGTAAGTATGCACTTGCTGGTTTGCTTCTATTAGATGACACTAAAGATGCAGATACGCAAGACAATACAAAGGAGGAATTTAGCTTATGAGTAACGAGGAGTTAATTCAGGGTTCGGAAGAATGGCACGCTGTGCGACTGGGAAAGATAACCGCCAGTCGCTTAGGCGATTTAATGAAAAAAACTAAATATGGAGAGTCAACATATAAAACTAGGCTCAGGATGGAACTAGCAATAGAAAGAATTACTAATACTAGCGCTAGCTCAATAGTTATGAATCGAGCAATGCACGATGGCATAGAAAGAGAACCAGATGCCCGTAAGTTGTTTGAAGCAGTTACAGGAAAGGAAGTTGCCTTATCAGGCTCACACGACCACCCTGATATTGTAAACACAAGCGCCAGCCCAGATGGTTTGTTGCGAGGTGAGAATGCTATATTGGAGATTAAATGTCCTACGCATACAACACACGCTAAAAACCTTATGGCTGATGGTATGGACAAGAGGTATCTGTACCAAGTCCAATGGCAAATAGCTTGCACTGAATCAACACATGGTTATTTTGCAAGTTACCACCCTGATTATCCAACTGAGCTTAGACTCAAATGGGTTAGGGTCGAGCGAGATGATGAGGTTATTGCACAAATAACCGATGAAGTAAGAAAGTTTGACATAGAAGTAGAAGACTTAATAACTAAAATTAAAGATGGAGGAAATAAAAATGGCTGATTATGATAACACCAACACCTTTGCCCTATTCAAACAGGACAAAGAGGACAATCCCAAGCGCCCTGATTACACTGGCACAATAACCTTGGAAGGCGGTAAAGAGCTAAGGTTAAGTGCTTGGATTAGGGAAAGTAAAAGTGGCTTAAAATATTTAAGTGGACAAGCAAGTGAACCCCTTAACAAGCAAGGTACTGGGTTACCTAACGCTTCTGTTGAGGGGGAGGACGTGCCATTTTAATAGAACAGGTTACTAACCACTTTGATGGAGTTCGTGAGTCGGGCAATGGACAATATTCGTGTCGTTGCCCAGCACACGAAGACAAAAGCGCTTCGTTAGGAATTAAACAGGGAGACGAGGGAAGAATACTTCTGAATTGTTTTGCTGGATGTGACATAAAGTCTATTCTAGACGCTAGTGGTTTAAAGTGGAAAGATATACTACCTGACAACAAATTATATCAATCAGAAAAGCAAGGGTTTAACCCTTATGCAGTATTAAAAATGTTACGGGATGAAGTGTTAATAATAGGTTTAGCAAGCTCTAGTATTAAAAAAGGTAAACCACTTAACGATACAGACCATGACAGGTTATTAAAAGCAGTTGGTAATGTTAGGGATGCTTATAAAAAAACTAAATAGGAGAAAGTTATGGAGAAAGAATTTGAATGGGTTAATGACTTTAGCAAACCTTGGTTACAGGTATGGTTAGTAACTGGCAACGATGCACATGACATTAGCATAGAGCCAAAAGTATATTTAGCAACACCACATGAAGGTCAAGCTAAAAAAGTAAAATCTTTTCTAATGGCTAGAGGCATTAAGGCAAGAATGAAGTTAAGGCACGTAGCACAACAAAAGAAAAAACTAATAACAAGGGAGGAGAGTGATGGCAACACAGACGCTTGAAGACATAATTGTAACTGACAAAGAAATATCTGGTTATATGGACAAAAGGGATAACCAAGAACACTTAAAAATTAAAAGCCCATCAGATTACTTGCAAGATGTAAATGATTATTTTAATGAGGACTTAACAAGTGGCTTGGCATTACCATTTCAAAAAACCCATACAGACTTCAGGGTAAGAAGTGGTGAGGTATCATTGGTAACTGGATACTCAGGACATGGCAAATCAGCATGGCTTAACTATGTTATGTTGCATTTGTTGCAACAACAGAAAAGTATGATAGCTTCGTTTGAAATGCTTCCCAAGCAAACTTTGGGAAGGATGTGTCAGCAAACAGGTGAGGCTATGCCTAGTGATGAATACATACAAGACTTTATTAATGGCTTAGAAAGAAGACTTTATATGTATGACCCACAAGGTGAAACAACATCTAAAAAAGTGCTTGAAGTCATTTATTACTGTGCAGAGAAGTTAGGGGTCAAGCTTATGGTAATTGACAGCCTGATGAAATGTGGCATACCATCAGAAGATTACGCCAAACAGAAAGACTTTATTAACCAGCTATGTGTAAGCGCTAGGGACTTAGGAATACATATATTCTTAGTGGCACACAGTAGAAAAACAGCATCAGAAGATGATGGCAGTTCTAAGTTTGACGTTTCTGGCAGTTCGGATATTACGAATTTAGTCGACAACGTCATATCTGTACACAGAAATAAAAAGCGTGAACGGGAGTTGGCTGAAGGTGGTATGGATGAAAAGATTATGGCTCAATCACCATGCTCTGTTTACTTACTTAAACAACGACATGGGCAAGGTACTGAAACTAAATGGGGTTTTGGTTACAAACATAAAACCCTTGAATATACGGAGCAATGGTAATGATGATTAAAGACTTTATTAAAAACATTAAGAAAGCGTTTGGGGATGATGTAGAGTTTAAAGCTACATCTAAAGAAGGTAAAATATTTAGGAGTAACGGGTATGAAAAAATTGAAAGTGACGTCAGAAGAGGAGTTGGAACACGCAAGAAGGTATCTTGGTGAGCTAGACCTTAGCAAGCAGTGGGATATTAAGGTTGAGGAGTTTAAGTCAAACCGCAGTACAGCTCAAAATAAAAGGTACTGGAGGCTAATCAACGAGCTTGGTTCTTTCTTAGGCTACGAGCCTGAGGAAATGCACCAAATGATGAAATACAAGTACCTAAGTTACAAACAGGAAATGTTGGGAGATGAAATGGTTGTAATACCTACAACATCACAGCTCACAATAAAAGAGTTTATAGAATACTGCAATAACGTTGAAAGGTTTGCAGTAAGCTTAGGCTTTACTTTAGATATTACACAACATGGTTATTAAGGAGAAATTATGAAATACAAAAAAGTGTTAGCAATAGGTGACTTACATATACCTTACCACCACAAAGACTCATTTGCGTTTTTAAGAGCGCTAAAGAAAAAATACAAAGGCTTTGACTTGGTAGTTAATATGGGAGATGAGCTAGACCAGCATGCAATTAGTATGCACGACTCAAACCCAGACTTACCTAGTGCTGGTGATGAGTTAAGGTTAGCTAAAACATATGTTAAAGAATTGGAAGGTATATTCCCTGACATGACTTTACTAGACAGCAACCACAGCAGTTTAGTTTATAGGCGTGCCTTAAAGTATGGATTGCCTAAAGCCTACCTAAAACATTACAACGAATTTCTTGATGTAGGTAAAGGCTGGAAATGGGTTGATGACTTAACCATTAGTCTTAACGATGGCTCTAGGTGTTTCTTTACGCATGGCATGAGTGCAAACGTTCTACAGATAGCACAGAAAATGGGTATGCACGCAGTTCAAGGTCATTACCATAGTAAGGCAAGCATACAGTATTACAGCAACCCAGATAATTTAAACTGGGCTATGCAAACAGGTTGTTTAACTAACCAACAGTCTTTAGCGTTTGGCTACAGTAAAAACTTTAAAGACAGATTTATATGTAGCAGTGCAGTAATTATAGATGGGCAACCACGCATACACCCAATGGTCATTAAAAACCATAGGTGGATAGGAAAGGTGGTTTAATGGCTACCAAAGCACAAAAGTTATATTTTCAAAAGATGGTGGAATTTGGTTGTGTAGTGTGTCGCTGGTATGAGGGTGTAGATGACCTTCCGCCATGCAACATACATCACATTAGAGACAAAACAGGTATGGGTATGAAGGACACAGACATGATTCCTTTGTGCCACTATCACCATCAAGGTCGCATGGGCATACATACCATTGGTAAAAAGATTTGGGAAGAAAGGTATGGAACACAGCGTGAATTACATAAACGATTACAGGAGGAAATATGCAAATAGACTTAGAGAGTTATCAGTATGATGAAGGCAGTGCATTAAGGAAACAGGTAGGTGGCGACCATTATAGTAAGTTAGCTATACAGCCTGTTGAATACATTAACAAAAACAATCTGTCTTACTTACAAGGTAATGTTATTAAATACGTTACTCGTTATAAGGATAAGAATGGATTGCAAGACTTACAAAAGGCAAGGCATTATATAGAAATGTTAATTGAATTAGAGGGGGGTAAAAAATGAGCTACTTAGGTTACAAAAATAAGGCTTTCATGAATTACAAAAGAGAGCAAGAAAGGATAAAGATATGGAAAATAAAGCAAAAGGCAGAGCGTAAAAGGCGTAGAGAGCTAAAGAATGTAACTAACACTACTATAATTCAACTTGTAGTAGTAGCACTAATAATAGCTTTTTATGGTGTGTTTGCTTCAGCGTTAATAGCAGATGAAAAAGGTAGTAAGGTAGGTGTAGGCAACTTCGTCATGGCAGTCAGTTATAGCGATAGCTACGATGATCTAACTTATATATCTCATTTCATAAATTGCGATCACGCCATGAAGTATTACAACGACAACTGCACCGATGCTAAAATCATGATGTGTCAAAATCAGGATTACATATATATGCCAATAGGCTTTAACAGTGATTCATCATTTGACTTTGAGCCAACAGATAAACAATCATGTGGTTTTGTTGGAGTACAAAAACCTAAATTTACAGAGGAGTAAAATAATGGAAAGAGATATGAACCCACCAGAACCAAAAGAAACTTATGAACCAGATGTAGATGCAATAGGTGATGCAATTTGGTTAAAACAAAAAGAGGAGGAAGAAAATGGGAAAGGGTAGCGGACGTAGACCACAAAATATTAGTGATGCGGAGTTAGAAAAAGCATGGAATAGTATTTTTTCTGGACATCCAAATGATGACCAATTTGAAAAACTAAAGAAAAAAGAAGAAGCTATTGAATCTGCGTTAAATGATTGGGGTGGTAGGACTGAGGATGATTATGGCAATGAGCTACCTAGTGGTGTAGCTACCAAAGCTAAACCACCAAAGCCACACAACCCTAAAGACCCTGACAGGTTTATTGATGAAACAGGAGACGCATGATGGCTATTTCACCAACGCAGAGAACTTTAAAGCGCATGAAAGAAAGTGGGGATTACAAGGAAGGAATGATTAAAGTAGTTGAAAGGTGGAATCCTTTTGCTCGCATTCGCCAAGACTTATGGAACTTTGATATTATGGGTATATCTATAACTGGCGAAACTCATTTAATACAAGTAACAACCTACGGAAATATGAATGCCCGTATTGATAAAATTACAAACGCAGACTGTACACCGCACCTTAGAGATGCTGATTACGTTTTGCTTGTAGAGGGCTGGAAAAAAGTAAACAACAGATGGAAATCATTTATAGCAGACTTATCTTAACAAGGAGAAATTATGGAACAAGGAACAAATTTGGACAATTACCAACGCTTTATACATGTAAGCCGATACGCTCGGTTTATGCCAGAACTTAATCGTAGAGAAACATGGGAGGAAACAGTTACAAGGTTAACAAATTTTATACGTAAGCATGCACCAGCGTTAGGTAAAGACATAGATAAAATACATGACGCTGTATTAAACTTAAAAGTAATGCCAAGTATGAGGTTGTTAATGACAGCTGGGGAAGCTTGTGAGCGAGATAATATATCAGCTTACAACTGTAGTTACCTAGCTATGAACAATAAACGTGCTTTTAGTGAGTGCTTATACATTTTAATGAACGGAACAGGAGTAGGCTTTAGTTGTGAGCGACAAGAAATTGACAAACTACCACAAGTGCCAGAAAGTATTAATCCTTGTGATGATACTATTGTTGTTGGCGACAGCAAACTTGGGTGGGCGAAGGCGTTTAAAAAACTTCTATCTAGTTTATGGGAAGGTGACATACCGACCATTGATTACTCACGTATTAGACCCGCTGGTGAAAGGTTAAAAACTTTTGGTGGTAGAGCTAGTGGTCCAGACCCGTTAAAGAGGCTGTTTGATTTTACAACCGAAACCTTTCTTAATGCTAGAGGGCGCAAGCTTAACTCATTAGAGGTGCATGACATTACATGTATGATTGGTGACATTGTAGTAGTAGGTGGTGTTAGAAGGTCAGCGCTTATATCATTATCTAACCTTAGTGATAAACGTATGCGTGAAGCTAAGATGGGTAATTGGTATGACCCAGACCAAACACCTTGGCGTGCATTGGCTAACAATAGCGTCTCTTATACCGAAACGCCAGACATGGAAACGTTTTTAGATGAGTGGGTATCACTTATTAAGTCTAAGTCAGGTGAGCGTGGTATCTTTAACAGGGTAGCATCACAAAAGCAAGCCAACAAATGGGGTAGGCGTGACCCTACTTTAAACTATGGAACAAACCCTTGCTCTGAAATCATACTCAGGGATAAGCAATTTTGTAATTTAACTGAGGTTGTAGTTAGGGTAGATGACACAAAAGATACGCTAAAAGAAAAGGTAAGAATAGCAACAATACTTGGTACGTTCCAATCAACGCTTGATAAGTTTCAATTCTTATCAGCTGAGTGGCATAAGAACACAACCGAGGAAAGATTGCTTGGTGTATCGTTAACTGGGATTATGGACAATAAGTTTATGGCTAACCCAGACCCTACATACCTAGAGGAGTTAAGAGATGAAGCAAGAAAGACTAACAAAAAGTATGCCAAGGTTCTTGATGTACCTGAGTCTGCCAGTATTACTTGTATTAAGCCTAGTGGTACTGTTAGCCAGTTGGTCGATAGCGCTTCTGGAATTCATAGTAGGCATTCTAATTATTACATTCGAACTGTTCGAATTGATAAGAAAGACGCTTTATATGAGTTCCTTAAAGAAAAAGGTGTGGCTGTTGAAGATGAGACATACCACCCTCTCACTACCGCTGTGTTTAGCTTTCCAATTAAAGCACCTAAAGGATCTATTACGAGGGATGATAGGACAGCTATTGAAGAACTTAACACGTGGTTAATATACCAAAGGCACTTTTGTGAACACAAGCCAAGCGTTACAATATCGGTGCGTGATTCTGAGTGGCTAGAGGTAGGTGCTTGGGTTTACAAGCACTTTGATGAAATTAGTGGTATTAGTTTTTTACCACACTCAGACCATAGCTATGTGCAAGCGCCATACCAAGAGGTAGACAAAGAAACCTTTAGGCAAGCGTTAGCAAAAACACCACAACTTATTGAGTTTGAGGAGTTGTTGGAGTACGATGACAATACAGAGGGGGCGCAAACCCTAGCCTGTGTTGGTAATAGCTGTGAAGTGCAATAAAAGTGACGCAGAAAACCAAAAGCCAAACCCCTTGTATTTAAAGGGGTACAGCTTTAGGGGTAACGAAGAACCATTAGAGGTGAAAGGGAAGGACAATCACAACAGGCTTACTAACGTTCCCTGTTAAACTTTGTTATTTTTTAATTTATATAAAGGATAACACTATGTGGACTAAACCAACTGCAACAGAAATGCGCTTTGGATTTGAAGTGACTATGTACGTCATGAACAAGTAACTAACCGCAACACAACTTAATCATAGCAATATGATGCAGAAGTAAAGGTCTATAGATACCTAAGAACGGATATACAAATCTTTAAGTCGAAGGACGCTTTAAGTCCGGATGCCAGTCCCCTAGAAATTACTAGGGGAGGCTCTTTAAAATTCTAGGAGAAGAATATGAAAAACATAATGGAGACAGATGTAGATTTATTTGGTGATACGCAAACAGTAAAACCAGACAGCGTAGTAGCACAGCGCTTTATAGAAATGCCATTTACTATATTAGACACTAAGTCAGGTAGATGGAATGAGCGTAAACGTGCTTGGAAAAACAGCGGTATAGACAGCGAGCTAGGTAGAGACACAAACAGTGGTGAAATGAGCGACAATGCCACCATGAACGTGCCTAAAATAAATGGCTTTGCTTATAACAAAGATGGTACAAAGAAAGAAACAGAGTTAGATGGCAAAAAGAACGTAGCTAGTATATTTGACCCAGTGTTATGCGAGTTAGCATATACATGGTTTAGTAAGGCTGGCTCACAAGTTGTAGATTGTTTTGCTGGTGGCAGTGTTCGTGGTGTAGTAGCTGGTTCATTAGACCGTAAATACTATGGCATTGACCTAAGGGAAGAACAAATAAAAGCTAACGTACAGCAAGCTAAGGATTTAATACCTAACGCTGATGTACAATATGTGTGTGGTGATAGTAACGCATTAATAAAGGACGCACCTGATGCAGACTTTATATTTAGTTGCCCACCATACGGTGACCTTGAGGTATATAGCGACAAGGAAGATGATTTATCTAACATGCCAGACGTTGAGTTTGATAAGGTGTATGCAAACATTATTAAACAAACATGTGACAGGTTAAAAGATGACAGGTTTGCTTGCTTTGTTGTAGGTGACTATAGAGACAAAGATGGTAACTACACTAACTTCACTGGTAAAACAGTGCAAGCTTTTTTAGATGCTGGGTTAAAGCTTTACAATGAAGCTATACTAGCAACACCCATTGGGACGGCTATGCTTAGGGCTGGCAAGCAATTTGATGCTAAACGCAAGTTAGTTAAAACACACCAGAACGTATATGTATTTTTAAAAGGGGATGCACGCAAGGCTAGCAATTACGTAATGGATAAATAACATTCGGTGGGACTGCTTCCTTCTCCTGAGCAGTTTAAATCCCACCACTTACACATGTTCAACACTCTTAACTGGGTGTTGAGCATATTTTTTTTGGGATTAAATATGGGCGCTCCTACGGGCAACAAAAACAGCAGTAAAGAAAACAGAGCATGGGGCAAGGTAGTCCGAAAGCTCGCAGTGCAAGAGGATGCTAAACGCATGCACAAGGTAGCTGAAGCTCTTTTCCGTAAGGCAGAGGACGGAGACATTAGCGCAATCAAAGAACTTGGAGACAGAATAGATGGAAAAGCACAGCAAGAAATTACAGGAAACAGCGACGCCCCAATCAACATCATTGTTAAAACAGGAATTGACGAGTGAAAACACACAGGTATTGGAAACAGGTTACGAACCTAGAGAGCCACAAAGAGAAATACACAAAGCTATCAAAAACAGTAGGTGGACAGTGGCAGTCTGTCACAGACGTATGGGAAAAACGGTCTGTGCAATTAACCAGCTTATACACTCGGCTCTTAAATGCGATAAAAAGAATCCTCAATTTGCATACATAGCTCCAACGTATGGGCAAGCAAAACGTATTGCATGGAATTACTTAGTAGACTACACAAGACCTTTAGGAGGCACAGCAAATGTTTCAGAACTTCGTGTTGATTTTATGGGACGTCGTATTAGTTTGTATGGCGCTGACAATCCTGATTCCATTAGGGGCATTTACCTTGATGGTGTGGTCGTTGACGAATATGGTGACATACACCCTAGCTTGTTTACAGAAGTGTTACGACCGGCTCTTTCGGATAGGTTAGGCTGGGCATTATTTATTGGAACACCTAAAGGTGCTAACCACTTTAAAGAGCTAAGAGACTTAGCAGACAAAGAAAGCAACTGGGCATTAAAAGAGTTTAAAGCAAGCGACACAAACCTTATACCTCAAGAGGAATTAGATGACGCTCGCAAGGCTATGGGCGACAGCAAGTACGACCAAGAATTCCAAATTAGTTTTGACTCACCTATTGTTGGTTCATACTATGGTGAAATAATACAAGACATAACAGACCGTAATCACATAAGAGAAGTATTAACCCAGCCAGCCACAGCTAAGTGGACTGCTTGGGATTTAGGTGTAAGTGACAGCACATCAATATGGGTGTGTGAAACAATTGGTGGTGAAGTTCGCTTAACAGACTACTATGAAAATCATGGGCAAGGTCTTGATCATTACATTGCTTACTTAGATAAGAATGGTTATCGAGATTATGTCCACATATTACCTCATGATGTTATGGTAAGGGAATTACAAACAGGTAAGTCACGCTATGAGTTTTTAACTGATGCTGGGCTTAACATAGAAGTAGCACCAAAGAGTAGCGTAGAAGATGGCATACAGGCAGTAAGGCGTATGTTACCTAACGCTTGGTTTAACAAAGAAACAACTAAGTACGGTGTAGAGTGTTTACGAAACTACCGCAGAGTATTTAATGAAAAGTTAAACGTGTACCAAGAAAAGCCTTTGCATGATTGGTCAAGCCATTGTGCAGATGCTTTTAGGTACTTAGCACTAACACTTGATGGGCAATCAACTATTACACGTACTGACTGGGGCAAGCCTTATACAACACACGCAGAACTAGACAGTTATAAAGACCAATATATGTAAGGAGAACATACATGCTTAATGTTATTAAATGGACAGGTAGTATCATAATCATAATAAGTATGATACTAACCAGTGCAAACATATACCCACTGAACATATTCTTAGCTATACCAGCAACCCTTTGTTGGGTTTACGTAAGCTTTAAATGGAACGACAAGAGTTTAATAGCTATGAACCTAACAGCATTGACTATATATTTGATTGGAATCACGCATTATTTCCAATCCATGTAGGGTAGCCTACCCAGATTCAACACAGGCGCTTAAAATGCGTGACAGCGAATATCACGTAAAATACAGCCCCTATTTATAAGCCTCTCAAGGCACTAAAAAAACACAGAGTTAACATAAAACATATAACAATCAAACACTTGGAACAACATACAAAATGACAGAAGAACAACTAAAGGCGCTACTAGATAATTACATAACAGACAGCCAAAGCGCATACGAAGAAGTTGACGCTGATGTAAAGAAAGCAAATGACTATTACTTAGGCAGAGACTATGGTAATGAAGTTAAAGGCAAGTCTAGTGTAACCACAAGAGAGGTAGCCGAGGCTGTTGATGGTGCATTACCACAACTGCTTAAGATATTTACTCAGTCAGTTGATGTAGTCGAGTTCACACCACAGAACGATGGCGATGCTACCGTTGCAGAAAATGTAACACAGTATGTTAACCATATATTTAATAAGGATAACTCCGGTGCAATTATTATGCACAACTGGTTCTGGGATAGCTTAGTAAACAAGGTAGGTATAGTAAAAGCATTTTGGGATGTTAAAGAGGACGCTAATGAAGAGGAATACTTTGGGTTAAGCCAAGATGAGTTAGCTATGCTTATGCAAGAGCCTAGCGTAGAAATAGTA